AAATTTAGTTAATAGAATATTATTCTTACTTGTACTTTTTACTACGAAACTTTCCTCCTCATTTTCATTTATTTGTTTGTTAAGGCCTTTAGCAATATTATCTAGAGAAATATTAGATTTTCTAGATATAAGTGGTATATCCCACAAATCCTCTACTGTTATTTGTCCTACTGGTGTATTAAAACGATACTTATCTTTACTAGCTTTTTCAAAGTTCTCCATTTTGTTTTCCTTTCATTTTTTTAAGTTCTGTAAGTTGTTTTTCATAACTTTCTTTATTAGTATCACAACAATAAGATAAACTATTTTCTATATCTTCAATCATATCATCTATTGTAGTTATAGTTTCTTTACAAATAATAGGTGATTCTGATTCTAAATCTATATAACCATTACAAGGTTCACCCCAACCTTCATCCATGTTATTTTGATGCCACTGTGTTAATTCTTCTGATTCCATGAAGATTGGGTAAGCACTACCATCACCACCACTTTCTACTGAATAATGTAATCTTAATTTGTACATAATTCTCCTTTAAAAGTTAATTTTTATAGTTCTTGAGAAACTACCAGTTACTCTACAGTAAACACTGTTTCTTTGTGTAGAGCTAAATCCAAGACCACTCAACTGATCATTAGACTTCTCTGTTTTCATTTTAGATCCAAGTACTTCAAACACTTTTCTATGTTTAGTTAGATCGTTACTAAGAAATTCATTATAAAATCCTCTTCCTTTTTCTTGATTCCTACATCCTTCTAATATAAAGAACCAATGTTTGTTACCTGTAATATAATCATCCCAGTTATTAGGTGAGTTCATTATCATAGAAACATTCTGGAATTTTTGTGTATTAATTCCCCACACTTCTTTGGTTGCTTTAGTAGATGGTAAAGATTTAATTATCTTAATACCATATGCATGTGTGTACTCAAACTCTGCAACTGTAACATACCCAGATACAGGTTTATCATAATGGAATGAATGTATTTCACCACCAAATTCTATCTCTACATCAAATCCTACATCAACTGTTTCACGTTTAGAAAATTGACGTACTTTCAATACATATTTTCCTTCAATCATTTTAGCCTTATTCTTATAAGTTATGTTCTCTACAGCATTTCTACTTCTTCCACCACCAGCATTCATATCAACATCAAGCTTTCCACCTTTAGGTGAACTCTTACGACCATAATAAATGGTTACACCACCTTTTGGTTCTATTAAATGAATATCTAAGTCATCATAATTAAACCAAGATAAAGAACACCTTAAATCACCAGTCACACTACCACCAGCTTTCTTTACTCGTTCCTTAATAGAATCTGTAACTTCACCATTATATGACCAAGAGAAGTTATTATCCCATTTAAAGATTCTCTTTGAATCCTTATTTACTGGTGCTATCAAACTCATAAGATTACCAGTATGACTATTATCAAATAGTAATTCAATCTTATCAGCCTTTGGTACTACATCCTCAATGAATGTTTTAATATCTACTTCATCTACTTTCTTTAGATTAGGTAGTTTATCTTGTGCTTCACTTTTCAATTCATCAAAAACATTCATTGACTTCTTTACTTCTCTGTTAGCAAACAATACATTATTGATGGTTATGTCATCAGTGACTGCATAACGTCTTTGTAATGACTCACCAATACCAAGTTCTTCTACTTTCTTCTGAGCATTATCTATCATACTTTTTGTAACTAATGCTGTAGGTCTTTTATAGTTTGCTGGTGCAACCTTAGTTTCAAAAGACTTCACTGATGCATCTAAAGGTTTACCATCTGAAATATCAACTAGTAAAGTACCAATCACAGTATTTCTTATCTTAGATGCAGATTTAAGTATTATAGATGTATCCCAACAATAGTTATCTTTCTCACTACTATCAATGATCTTATCATAAATATCTTTATGTTTTAAGAATAGTTCTACAATACCTTTATGTTCTGCACCTCTGTAGATGGAGTTTTGTTCTATTAGTTCTAAAACTGTCTCTACTGATTCTAATGTTATTTCATCTAATCCACGTTTAAATACTTCTTTATTACTTCTTAATTCTGATAGTTTTGTACCAACTCTATCACCACTCATTACAAATTTAGTAGGTAATTTAAAATGAAGATGATTCCATTTTATTATTTCACCATCTTCTAACATTTGATTATTAAAATCAGTTCCTATCTGTTGCTCATAATGTAAGAATACATCTGCAATGAGGTTGGATTTAACTAGTTTAGACAAGGCATCTACTACAACTTGATAGCTACCACCTACTTCAACATCCCATATAGAAACTAACTTGTTATCCTTAATAGTAACAACATTACCAGAAGCTCTTATAAATTGTCTACAACTTTGACAATCATGTTCTGTACGTTCTTTATATATAGGATTAGTTCCTTCTGGAAATGAAGAAAGATAAGTATCCCATAATAGGTCTTTATCTACATTTGTTCTAAATAATTGAGTCTTAGACATTAATTTAAATTGCTCATGAATCGGTGCTTTTAAATCAGTAAAGTTTAACTTCTTTTTTTCTAGTGTAGCTAACATAACATCCTCCTTATAAGATTAATAGTGTGATTTTTCTCTTACTATGTCGTACAACCTACCATGAATAGTTTGTGCAAAACCAATTATTTTCTTTCTTCTATCTTTATCTTTAATTATATTTCTAAAAGCTTCTCTGAATGTACTCTCATTAACAAACATAATAAACTTCTCAACTTCTTCAATAGTCATACTGTTTATACGATTATATGAATATAATTCGTCTCTTCTACTTTCAAGTGTTAATGTTTCTCCTGTTTCCTCACAATTAAATATCTTTTTCATAATTTTCTCCTTATTCTATAAATTAAAATTATTTAACTAACCAATTAAATACCCATAATGATGCACAAAACCATCCTAATGTAGCTGGTAAATTTTTGTTTACTATATTAAGTATAAAATTTGCAATAAACATTACTAAACAAAAATAAGATATAAATACTATTACACTCATAATTTTCTCCTATTTTATAAATTTAACAATCTCAACTCCGTGGATTAATAAAAGTGGTGCTACATCTATTTTGAAAGTCTCTTCTTTAACCTTTTCCTTTCCACATGAACAATGTTTAAATAAGTTAATATTATCTACTGGTTCTATCCATATGTTCCTATAATGTAAGTCACCTTCACTAAACTTTCTAAGTTTCATCTTTATGTTTCTCCCAATAAGATTTAAAATAAGTGAACCATTGATCATCTGGTATATGTTCAGGTTTTACAAAGTATGGTATCCAATCATTATAGTTTGATTCATTAGTAGATAATATTTTACCTGTATGGTGTACGCCAGTATTACCAAAACCAGAATATTTATTATTACCGTTATAGAATAATAAACTTCCATCTTCATTAACTCTATATGCGTGATTTTGACACGTAGATTTTTTTATTGCTTTTTGTAGTTCCATTTTATTTCTTTATTTTGTTTAGGCATAATTTCAATATCTCATTTTCAGTAAGGTCACCAGGATCACCAGATTTTAATTGAACTGGAATAGTATTAAAATACTCTGATAATTCATCACATAACTCTTGTTCGTAATCTCTCTTAGAATGTATGTTTGCATCGCTATCCAACATAACAAATACTGTTTTAACATTTAGAAATGCTGTAAGTAGTCTCTTTTGTTCTTTACTTAACTTCTTACCTAATATACATATACCATAATCAGGTACTTTCAATATATCAAACACACCTTCAAAAATAATAACAAAGTTTTTATATGATTTTAAATCCTTTATAGCAAATATACCTAAACTCTTTTTACCAAATATAAGGTATTTAGGAATCCTATTATATACAGATCTACCTTGCCAACCTACAATATTATTACCACTCTTAATAGGAAACACTATTCTACCATTTAGAGGTCCTTGTTGTGAGTACATACCACCTAACTTAGTACATAACTCAATAGAAACACATCTTGATTTAATATACTCTATAGTATAATGATTAGATTTCAAAGATTCTATAGGTATAAATCCATTTGGATCAATCAATTCTTTACTGTCTTGTACAAATTTTTTGTTTCTAGAAACTGGTTTAGTAGTTTTTCTATTTTTTAGTATATTTAGTATACCTTTATTTTCTACTATTCTACCAGAGTATCCACATTTCCAGCAATGATAGATCATCTTCTGTACATTTATCCAAAGATGATCTTTATCATCATCACAATAAGGATTTATACATGTAACTTTTATATCATCCACTTTTTATTACTCCAATATTTTTTAAATTGTTCTTTTGGTATGTGATTTGGAATTAATTCTTCTCTACAATTAAAACATATACCAGTTTTTTTTGATAACTTACAATATAAAATTTTATNANACATTTTACAAATAATAGTACAATGTTTCATAATATTTTATATTTAGAATTTAAATATTTTTTATGTTGTTTTAGTGGAATGTATTTAGGTATAATCTTATCTCTACACACAGCACAAACACAACCACATATATAAGATTCGCTACATTCATTAATTATATTTTCTTTACAACATTTACATTTATAATACATATTTCTTTTTAAATAATTTTAAATAGTTTTTATTTTGGCTTAATGGTATATGTGATGGTATTTTATACCATAAAGTTTCATAACATTTTACACATTTAATAAATATTTCATCATTATTTGTAATATTACCATATTTCAAACCATTAATTATAATATTACCATATTTAAAACCATTAAAAATTTCAAAATCTACATTTTTTGAAATTGTAAGTTTTTTATTACATTTTTTACATATTAATTTAATATTTTTATGAAAACCAATACCATATTTAAATTTTTTAGTGAAAAAATATGTAAGTAAAATACCAATAACATTTACTAATGTAAGTAAAATTCCAAAATATATTGAGTAAATTTTATTTGATTCAAAAAAAGATTTACTCATACTAAAACCCCAATTATTTTGTTCATATACAAACAAAGAGTTATATATTATAAAAAATATTATTGGAGTACTACATATATAGTAATATAAAAAATAGTAGATATACATATTCATTTGTTATTTTCTTCAGAAAGTTTTTCTAATTTAATTTTTATTTCTTTCTCATTACTAGAAGTCTTAATACATTTTTTATATACGTCATGTTCTGTAAGATTGTATTTATTTTTCATAGTTTCCATAGACATACCAAACTTCTTAACATATTTACTATTATAGTCTTTTGATCTTGGTCTACATCTACTACATAACATTTCTAAATTAATTATAATATGATTATCTTTGTCACCATCTTTATGTGTTGCAAATAGTGGAACTTTCTTACCACATTTCTCACATAAACTACCTACTTGTTTCATCTTTTCTTTTCTATTAAGTTTTAATTGGTAATGGTTTTTATAATAAGAATTAACACCACCTGACCATCTACCATTCTTTTCACCACTAACTGCTACACGATCTATCTTATTTATGTTATCCATAATTCCCCTTAAAAGTGTTCATTCATTTCTTTTTCTAAATCATCATCTTTATTAATTACTCTATCTAAATCTACATTATTATTTTTAAACTTTTTAGTTACTCTTTCTATATACTTATTTGCTATCATTCTATGTAGTCTATTTGTGGAGTTTATAGCAAACCAATCAAGATATTCTAAATCTACATCTTCTAATTTACAATCTTTAAATTTGCCGAATGGCATAATAAAATCATCTATTTGTTCATTTAGACTTTTCATCTCTTATCCTTTCATTTTTCTTAATCTTTGCTTTTATATATTTAGAAACTGTTATTTTGGAATATGATTGTGTACGAGTTTGTGTATATCAAAAAAAACACGTTCTACATATTTTACTATTAGGTAGAAAATCACATATTGACACATCTTTATAACAAAGTAAACATTTTCTCATATTATCTTTTTAAATTCTAAATATTTCTTATGTTGTCTTGATGGTATGTGGTCTGGTATTATTTTATCTCTACATTTTAAACAAACACCAATTAAAAATGAACGTGTAAAACTTTTATGAATACATAACGCACATAATATACAGTATTTATATTCATAGTTAGTTTCCATATTTTTTATCCATGTATTTTGACCATTGTTCTTTTGGTATATGGTCTGGTATTTTAGATTCAACAAAACAAATATAACAATAACCTTTATGTTCATCATTAGAGTTACTATCAAAACCTACCTGTTGTGTATTACATTTTTTACACAAATAATATTCATTATTCATATTAGTTTAGCATCATGAATTCTAACTTTAGCTAAGTCAACAATACAATCCACTACTCCACCTTTAGGTCCATTTTTCTGTTTGCTTATTATGTATCTTAATCTATTACCTGCTCTTTCCTCTTCTGTCTGAACAGCAGTAATTACAATATGTGATATATGTGCTTTACCTTTACCACCATATATATGTTGTAACCCTACAAATTCCTTACCATAACTAGCTGAAGATGTTTGTGTGGCTGTCCAAACAGGAACATTTAACTCAGATGCCAATGCTTTTAATTCCCTAGATGAATCTTCCACTTCTTGCCATCTGTCACTTCTCTTATTTCTTCCACCTAATTCATCTAAATAATCTACTACAATTAAATCCATTTTATCCATACCAGCTATAACTGACCTTATTTTACCTACTGTACATATACCAGATGAAAAATCCTTCACATATAATTTATTTTTATGTTCAAGTACTTTATTTTTAATTCTTTGTGAAGCTGTTGGGTCTCTCCTAAAAGTTATAAATTCTTGATTTGAGAATAAAGCATCAAATCTTTGCATCACAGTATCCATAGAATCTTCTAGGGTTATAAACAATACCCTAAAACCTAAATGAACAGCACCCCAAGCAAAATTTAATAAAGTCATAGATTTACAACCACCAGTTTGAGCAGAAATTAAACCAAATTCACCTGGAGTTATTCCACCACCAATAATAGTATCTAAACTAGTAATAGATGTTGGTACTGGCTTTTGACCAAGACTTCTTTTGTGTAATGATGATACGTATTCAAGTGGTTTATCTTCTTCAGGATCATATTTATTAGCATCTTTTAAATCTTCTAATAGTTTTTCAATTTTATTTAAATTAAAATTTTGACTAGCACTTGATAATATTTTTCTTAACTTACGTTCTTTTATGTGATTACCTATTTCAGACTTTAAAAATTTAATATCGTATTTTGTATCAAATATATCAATTATTAATCCTGATATTATAGGGAATTCTTCGTTAGAGAAATTTTGTTTAGTTAAAGTTTTGGATAGTAAATATTTAAATATATCAAAAGGTATTACATTATTATACTTATTATAATATGTTTCTAATATAGAATAAAAATATTTATAGTATTGATTTTTAAATATTTCATCATCAATATAACCTATTGTTTCTTTTAAAAATTGTTTATCTTTTAGTAGTGCTGATATTAATAGTTTCTCAAATTCATCCGTCATAATTCTCCTTTATATATTCTACTTTATATTTATGTCTTTGTTTTTCTGGTATATGTTTTGGTAATGTTATTATTTCATAGTAAATATTAGAAACACATTCACCACATATACCAATATTAACTTCTCCTGTACATGTAACACATGTACAATTATCATAATTTACATTTTTTACATTTCATAATTTTATGTTTTTAAGTTCTGGTGTTTTCTCAATTTCTTTCTGTGCTAAAAACAACCAATTTTTAGGATAATCTTTTAACTTACTACATCTGAAATAATAGTAGAATATATCAAATTGCAATGCTTCTTCTAATGTGTAACCATCTTCACATAATTCACGTAAATATGATTCTTGAGTTCTATTTATTTCTTCACTTGTTATACAACTAATATGATCTAAATATCTTTGCATAGCTACTTTAGATAGTAGTTGGTTAGGATAAGGCTTATATCCTTTAGCACTAAACTGTATCCTTATAAAATCATCTGGTGATATATCTTTCTTTTTAAGTTTTTCATTTAGCTTAGAGAAAGTTTTTCTGTGTTTTACATAAGCATCACCTCTTCTACTTATTTTATAGAAACGAGAATGTTTTTCTCTTACTAACCTCTCATATAGATTTATTAGATCTAAAGTATTCATTTTCTATTCTTTTCTATAAAAGTTTTAAAATATTTATGTCTTTGTTTTTCTGGTATATGTTTT